GATTGTTAATAGGTTATCTAAAGTAAACTACTACTAAGTATATATAATATAACTTATATAAGTCTTATACAAACACTTAATAGGTCATTAACATCTGTTAACAACCTATTAACTACCCTTGTATAAGTTCTATATCAATCTATTAAAAGTTATAGTCACCTTTTATCAATGCTTTTATAGGTGCCTTCATTTTCTGTGTATGGATTCTCCTCCGTGTTTCTTTAAACATTTCCTGCAGTTCTATTAGTTCTTCCCTATTAAATAATTCTTTACAGCCATTAGCCTTGTATGTTAACAGCCTATTTACTTGGTGTCTTATGTATCTAATACGACTCCTAGTGTCCTTGTCTATGTATACTGTCATTGTTTTAAGCTCTTTTTACAAGTTTTCCATTACTTAATCTTCTAAATTTCCCTTGTGTTTTCCATAGTCCTTGTTTAATTTCTTTCTTTAAGTCTTTCAATCCTTCTTTTCTTTTATCCTTCATAGATGCTTTTATAATAAATCTACTTCTATCACTAAATTGCCCTTTTATCATTATGTTTTCTCCTTTCATAAGTTATGTAATGTATGTGTAAAGGGACTCTTGTGTTTTGTTATTACATTTTGCTTAATGCTTTTGATACATCAGCTTTTGTAAAGCCTTCCTTTTCAGCTTTCTTAATTAACTTCTTCAAGACTTCTTCTAAAATCCACTCTTTAGGATCTTTTTCAGCCTCGTCTTTTTCATACCAGAATCTATTCGGAGTCTCTGTGTATCCTACGGGATTCCCGTCAGAAGTTTTAATTGATAAACCGCCTTTTTTGGTAACAGTAGCCTTAATATTTGTAAAATCTACTAACCATTGTGTTAAGAATCTTTTATCGTTAGGTTTTACTGTTTTAATAATTTTTAGTAAAGGTTCGCTATTTTTATTTAACTCACCCTCATAATTTACAATAAACAAGTCAAGGGCATTTTGGATTCCCTCTTTATAGTTTTTTAGACCTGTTGATGCTTTCTTTAAGTTAGTGTTAATGTTGTTAAGTATTGTCATAGTTTTATCCTTTCATTTATTTAAAGAGTCCCTTTGCAGATACACTACACCCTTACCCCTATAACTACCGATTCTCTTATATTCTTTCAAGAATCCCTAGCGACTAATTTACACTCAAGAAATGCAGAGTCAACGACTCGCCGCAGAGTCTTATTTATACTTGATTAAGGAGTCTCAAGTCTTATAAAATACTTGTTTCATATATCGCTTATAGTGTTATATCGAATCGCCTCAATAGGTTTACAAGTATTTATAATATTGTTGTAACTATTATTTCAAGTTAGCAAGTAAGCATTTACAATAATCATTTGATAAGTCATTATAAAACACAAATTAAAATTAAAGTCAACAAGTTTTTTCAAAAAAATGCACAAAGCCCGTAAAATAAGGCGTGAATCGATGTTGATGTTCTATAAATGTTCTGTTCTAATTTTTTAGAATCGAGTGAACAAAAATAGAACAAAAGACCGAATCGAATCCGCCTAAAAAGACTAAAAAGAGTCACCGGTAAGCAATAGACAAAAATGGACAAAGCATTGATTTAGTGTAAATTTACAATGTGTAGACAGATATTGACAAAGTTTGTTAAAATTTTACAATAAAAATACAATAGACAGATTGTTGACAAATAGACAAAGATTGTAGACAGATATTGACAGACTTTTAACAATTTGTCAAATTTTGTCCACTAACACAAGCCTACAACAAATTTGTTGACAGATGTTGACAGTTTGGGAAAATTTTGTCCACAGTGCATCAAAGGGGTGGCAAGGGGGTGGTGGGTGTTCAATGATTCAAATAATACTGTAAAAAAATTTCTACCAAAAATTCTGACAACTGGCCACAACCTTTAAAATTTCTTTCTTGTCATCGTAGATGACTACCAAAAATTCTGAGATCTGACCACAACCTTTAAAAATTCCTTGACAAATTCAAACACCTGTGTTATAATAGTTAACAAACTGACGGAGACACACAACATGAAATGGAAAGATAGGAGACAAACTGCTAAAGGTAAGTACGTAACTAAAGCATGTTTTGCAGAATTACCTCGATTGCCTGGTTACGAACCTACTTTTACACTCTCTGCAGATGACCATGATGGTCTGTTAAGCATGGAGAAGCTATTTTTAAGCTATTATACTGACCCTACTGAGTACTTATTTGTACAGGAAGTCTTTGAAGGTGACTTTAAACACTGGGAAGAGATGAAGACTGGTGTTGTTATGAAGGAATACTACGAAGATTGGAAGCAGAAAGCTCTTAAGAAGTTACAGTCAGAGGTCATGCAGAAGCTAATTGAGAGTGCTATTGAGAAAAACAACGTACAAGCTATCAAATATCTCTTAGACATGCAAGTAGAGAAGCCGAAGGCTGGTCGTCCTAAGAAAGAAAAGAAGGTTGAAGAGGTAGATCAGAAGGATTTGTTAGCAGATATAGCTAGGTTGAAGGCATGATTGTAGAAGAAATACGTAAATTAGCTGAAGCAGACCTGATTACATTCGTTAAGTTGGTAGCTCCGTACAATGTTATGGGTAGTTGCCATGAAGATCTGTGTAAATTCTTAACAAATCCTGAAGGAAAGAACTATAAGCTTGTGTTATACCCTCGTGCTCACCGTAAAAGCTTTTATGCAGCCTGTGAAGCAGCTTGGGAGATTGTTAAAGACCCTAGTATAGCGATAGTTTACTTGTCTGCCACCAGTGATCTTGCAGAATACCAGTTAAGAGCTATTAAAGGTATCTTAGATAGTCCTATTGTACGTAGATACTGGCCAGAGTTAATCAATCCTGATGAAGGTAAACGTGAGAAATGGACCACTACAGAGATCTGTGTTGATGATCCAAGACGTAAGTCTGAAGGAACTCGTGATAGTACTGTTAAAGCTGGAGGCTTGACTACTAACATTACTGGTGCACATGCTGATTTAATTATATTAGACGATATAGTAGTACCTAAGAATAACACAGAGGAAGGTAGAAGACAGGTAATATCTCAATACAGTCAGTTACAGTCTATTTTAAACCCTGGTGGTAGAATTATTGCAGTTGGTACTCGTTATCATCCTAAAGACATCTATGCAACTATGCAAGAAACTGTTGAAGAGATATACGATGACAATGGAGAGCTGATAGGTAAGGAACCTCAATGGGATGTGTTGCAGAAGTCTGTAGAAGAGAATGGAGAGTTTCTGTGGAATAGAACTAAGAGGAAAGATGGCAAGTACTATGGATTTGATTTCAAGGAACTTGCAAGGATTAAAGCAGGTTATGTAGATAAGTCACAGTTCTATGCACAATACTACAATGATCCTAATGATGAAGGTTCTGCACTTATAACACAAGATATGTTTGAATACTACAACAGAGACCACTTAAAGACTATAGGTGGTGTTTATTATATCAAGAACAATCCATTGAATGTGTACGCTGCAATAGACTTTGCATTCACTGCATCAAGGTGGTCAGACAGTACTGCAATAGTTGTAGTAGGTGTTGACTGTGATGGAATAAGGTATGTGTTAGATATAGATAGGTTCCAGACGGATAAGATTACAGAATACTACAATCACATCATAGCACTACACCAGAAATATAATTTGAAGAAGCTCCGTGCAGAGGTGTCAGTGGCTCAGCAAGTAATCGTTACAGCTCTTAAAGACAAGCTTGCAGAGAACAGCACCAGACTGGTAATAGAGGAATACAGACCTCAGACAAAGAAAGAAGAGCGTGTGTTAGCTACATTAAAGCCTCTGTACGAAGACCATAAAGTTTTCCATTATCGTGGTGGTAACTGTGAATTATTAGAGGAAGAACTAAAACAGCTTAAGCCTGCACACGATGATATTAAGAATGCTCTTGCAGATGCTATTGCAATCTCTGTGGCGCCAAGAAAGAGAATGATAGGAGATGCAGGAGGAATTAACATAAGACCTTTATCTAGATTTGGGGGTATATAAAAGGCATGCCAAATACATTTGAAATAAATAAACTTAGAGAACCTGAAGGACTTGCTGGAGGTATTGCACAGAAGTTTGTGTCATGGGAGAACTCTAAGGATAAATGGTACCGGAATGCAAAGGAGACATTAGAGAACCTGTATGCAACTGATACCACTGAGATTTACAATCAAGTACATGAATACGACAACAGTACTCACATTCCAAAGCTTACACAGATACGTGACATGCTGGTAACATATTACTTAGATGCAATGTTCTCGTTACCTGACTATGTTGACTGGGAAGCTTATGACTACGAGAGTATTGACGTTAACACTAGAAACACTATCAAAGCCATTGCTAAACAGATGGTAGATGATAGTCAATTTAAACCGACCATTAGAGAACTTGTAGAGGACTACGTTGACTATGGTAATGCTTTCGCTACTGTAACTAATGTAAACGAGACTTTACAAGATAGCATAATTTACAACGGACCAAAAGCAATTCGTCTCAACCCACTTGATGTGTTCTTTGATCCTCTAGCAACCTCTTTCGAGAGATCACCTAAGATTATTAGAACAATCATGACACTGGGTGAGTTGCAGGCTGATGCTGACTTGTTACCTGATAGCGCTGCAGAGTACAAGAAAGCCCTGAATAAAGCTATTGAAAGACGTAGTGAGATTCGGAATACCATTGCAACTATTAAACCTGAGATGATTATAGACGACATGTGTTCTATAGCAGGCCTAGGTTCTTGGTCCGTTTACTACAATTCAGACACAGTAGAGTTGTTAACATTCTATGGTGACCTGTATGATATTGATACTAACACACTGCATAAAAACACAAGAATTGTTGTAATGGATAGATGCTATGTGTTGTTAGAAGAACCTATTAAGAACTATGGCTTCAACAGTAACATCTTCAAAGCTGGTTGGAGAGACCGTAAAGATAACTTATGGAGTATGTCACCATTAGATAACATCAAGGGCTTGCAGTTCATGGTAGACTTCTTAGAGAACAAGAGAGCTGATGTGTTCAACTATATCAGTAATCCTGTGTTAGTTAAGAAGGGTGATGTTGAAATGCCTAACACAATATATCCTGGATGTGAAATAGGTGTTGATGTAGATAGTGATGTAGCTTTCATCAGACCTGATGCAACTGCACTCCAAGCTGACTTATACATCGACAAGTACTTAGCATTGATGGAAGAGATGGCAGGAACTCCTAGAGAAGCTATGGGATTTAGAACACCTGGAGAGAAGACTGCATTTGAAGTATCACAACTGAACACAGCTAGTTCAAGATTATTCAATGAGAAGGTACGGAAGTTTGAGATGGAGATGTTAGAACCTCTGATGACATTGATGCTCCGTATCTACATGAGTAACCCTGCAAGAACCACTAAGGTACGTGAGAAGCTTGAGGACGGTACCGTGTTATTCCAAGATGTGCCTTTAGACGAGTTGTCAGCGAATGGTAGACTGATTGCTATGGGCTCCAACACATACACTGAGAAAGCTAGAATGGCGCAGACAGTGATGCAGTTATACAATAGTGGTGTCGTATCAGATCCCCTTGTGTTTAACTACTTCGACCCGAAGATAATTGCTAAGATACTTGCTTACACTACTGGCTTAGATAGCTGGAAAGGTATCCTCAAAGACAATGCAAGAACACATGCAGAGCTTGAGGCAAGGATGACAGGAGAACAAGCACAACAGCAATTAGAGGAAGCACAAGTAAGAGGGATACAAAATGCGCAACAGGGTGTTATGTAAAGTAACTGGAGAAGATAAAGAAAAAATACAGCAGCAGATAGAAGGTTGTCAACCACTTCTACGGCTCATCTACCAGTGCTGCTTAGAGGATTATGAGAAGATGGAGAAGGTTGAAGACGAGGATTTTGACAATCCATCATGGGCTCTTAAGCAAGCATATAAGGTAGGATTAAAAAAAGGGTTGACAAAATTATTGGATTATGTTATAATAAACATCAAAAGGGAGAAATGAATAAATGACTGAAGCTACTACTTTAGTTAATGATAATGACGGCAATAAAGCAACTACTCAATTTGTCGTTGGAGAGCATACTGTCTATAACTCTGTTGAAGACTTGTATGAAGGTGCTAAACAAAAAGAAGCATACATTCAGAAACTGGTGTCGGACCTAAAGGAGGCAAACACAAAGATTGAAGAGCTTTCTAAGAATAGTACCATTGCAGACCAGTTGAAACAGATTAGAGAGCACACAGAGAATACTACCACTCCAGTGTCAGAAGAAGCTATTAAACAGATAGCTCTCAAGGCTATGCAAGAAGAGAAGAGTTTATCACAGGCTGAGAGCAACTTAGCGAATTGTAAACAGGCAGTTGCCAGCATTAACAGTGATGTTGATCTTGCATTAAAGAATAAAGCTCAAGAACTTGGTTGCACTGTTGAATATCTCGAGGGCATTGCAAAGACCAGTCCAAAAGCTTTTAAAAGCATGTTCGGTATTAAGGAAGCTGTGTCATTCAATGACGTTAACTACCTGCAAAGTACTAGACATGTAAACACTGAACAAGCTAATAATGATGCTCAAGAATTTTTCAAGAGTACTGCTGGCAAGGCCGATATCGGTCAGGTTACAGCTTTTATGAAGAAGGCATTAGAACATCCTGAAATATTAGCTAATGTTAAAAAATGGTAATAACTTATAAAGGATTTTAAAATGGCTGAATTAAATGGTATTAACACTCAGAACAGTCAAGCCGTAATCCGTGCTATCGTATACTCTGGAATGTTGCGTGAAGCTTTGGAGCCGGACTTGATTGCTATGAACTATGTCGATGTCATCAATTCTTTTCCTGATGGTGACAAATGGCAAGATGTAGAGATGGGCGAAGCCACTGTATCTGATTATGCAGAAGGTGAAGCTATCGACTACAAAGGTATTGAATTTGGTACTCGTGATTTCGAGATCAATAACTATGTACAAAGTGGTCACTTCGTAACCGCTAAATTTGCTCAAGACTCTTACTTGGCTAACCAAATCATGGCTAAAGTTCCTGGCTTAGAAGCTCGTGCTATCGCTTGCGATTTGGAGACTAAGATTTGGGCATTAGCTAACAAACAAACTTTGAACGATGACAATGACATCAATGGTATGGCTCACCGTTTCGTTGCTGGTACTTCGACTGAAGGCTATGGTGCTATCACTCCTGAAGACTTTGCATTCGCTGGTGCAGCTTTGAACAAAGTTCGTTATGTTGGTCCTCGTGTTGCAGTTGTTCCTGCATATCAAGAATACTTGTTAGTAAGCAATCCGCGTATCAAAGCTTCTTTACAGTACAACCCGAAATTTGAAGGTATCGTACGTGATGGTGCTTTGTCTGGTACTCGTTTTGCTTTCAGCATCTTTGGTTGGGATGTATATACTTCTGAATTCTTGCCGTTGTCAAATGGTGAGACCTCATTGAAGAACCGTGACGGTGATGGTACTTTCACTGCTTTGACCAACTGCAAAGTTGCTGTATTGTTTGCTAACATTCCTGAACGCAGACCTTTCCGTATGGCCTGGAGACAGATGCCGAAGTTCGAAGGTAAGTGGAACATGGATATGCAACGTGAAGAGTATGTAACTGTAGCTCGCTACGGTGTAGGCATGGGTGATACTGCTAACTTGGTATGTATCATATGCAAAGACTCTGACTCAACTGTAACCGCTTCGTAGTAAGGAGATTTGAATATGTCAAGTTGGATTTCAGACTTCGGTGTTGTTCAATACAATGGCTTGGGTGAAGGACGTGACGAGAAGTATGATGCTGCCGCCAAACCTTCCGATGGCACTATTAACCACTTAGAAGTTGTCGTTGACGAGAATGGTCCGTTACCGAACAAAGGTACTGGATATGGCAATGGTGCTGCTTATGTACCGGCTGGAGCTTTGATTAAGGACGCTACCTTGATCGTTGAAGAGAATGGCTCTGCTGATGATGTTACCTTGTCTCTCGTTAAAAAGGATGGTTCAGATTCTGTAACTTTATTGGCTGCAACCGATCCTGCAGATGGTACTGCTTATGTATGTGCCGGTACTGCTATCGGAAAAATCTATCCTGAAGATCGTTATCTCAAAGTTGGTGGCACTGTCACTGGCTTGAAAGCTAAGTTGATCTTGAACCACATGTAATAGGTTTGGGGAGGCTCTGCCTCCCCTACCACAGTTAGGAGAAAGAAATGTCAGATATACAACACAGTCAATTACCAGATGAACTCTTACATGAACCTAAAGGAGCATCGACAGCTTTAGAAGGTACTGTGTATATTGCTGATGGTGAGGGCTCAGGCTCTTTTGATTTCTTACCAATGTCTGATGTAGCCTACACTAGAACCGAGGTTACATCTTTAACACCTGCTACAATTACTAGCACGGTTTCTTTAGATGGTTCTACCCTTTCACAAACACCTGATGGTGTACTCTTAGACGTTCCTGCACAAGTTGATGTACCTGTAGCAATTACCAATAAGATTAACGAGAATGCTGCAGAACTATTAAGACTTTACAATAACCAAGCAACAATCAATTCAAACGTATCAGATGCTATCAGTGCTTTAGAGACTAAGTTGAACGATTTGATTACAGCACTGAATACTGCAGGAGTTATTGACTAATGACAAAAGTAGACATATTAAGATTGGATAGTGTTACCAACAACGACACTACTGCAACTTCTTCCATAAACACCAACTTCATGGCTATTCAAGAGGCTATGGAGAACACTTTATCAAGGGATGGTACAACTCCTAACTTTATGGATTCTGATCTTGATATGAACAGCTACAGAATTATTAACGCT